GCTCCCCGCGATGTGAAATACTTGACAGGGTATCCCACGTGTGGTATAATAAATCTTTTTAACAACGCATAGAGGACACGCCCAATGACCACAGTCGATATCGCACTCGCCGAACACGCTCCTCGGGGTACCGCCGATCCCCTGTACATCCCGTGGTGGGCCAAGGGTGAGTACGCCGCGAAAAACAGCACCAAATTCCGCCTCGCCGACGGTACCTCGATCATCGGAGGAAAGATCGTAGTGCGTGGGACGGGAGACTTCACGAAGGCCCCGGTAGCCGGGCAGGTATTGACCCCCCAACCCGGTACGCGGAGCGCAAGGGAGACCCCACGGAAGGCCCCGAAGGCACCCGACGAGGCCCAACGGATCCTCGCCGAGCACCGCACCCCGGAAGCCCGCCTCGCCTTGTGCAAGCGGTATTCACTGGACCCCGCCATCCTGATCGGCCCCAACGCGGGGGTGGTCTCGATGCGAATCGTTAACGCACTGAGGAAACTGCTATGAGTACTCGCGACTTGGACGACACCGATCTACCCGAATACTTCGCCGCCAAAATGCGGCCGGGCCCTTGGGTCCACCAGCGATCGCTCAAGGAGCAGTTGGACCTGTACCCCGAGACCCTAGAGGAGCCCCGAGAAGGGGCTTCGCCGTATTCGGGCTATGGTAGTACCGGTACTGGTACCGAGAGCGCAACGGAGACCATTCCCGTACCCTTCGCCGGGCATCTGGAAATACCCGAGAGCCCGCTCTGATGGCACGCCTCCCCGAGCAACGCCTCTACGACTGGTTCCACCGTAAGGTGGGCCACATGGTACACATGACCCGGATCGAAAACCGGGTGAGCCGAGATACCCCGGACCTCTTTATCGCCTACCCCGAGTGGCAAGGCTGGATCGAGTTCAAGGTGCTGTCGAAATTCCCCATCCGGCCCACCACCTCAATCCGCATACCCGGTTGGACCACGGGCCAACGGTACTGGGCACAACGGCAGATCGCGGCCGGTGGGCGAGTCGCACTGATGATCGAAGTCGACGGGGCAATCGTACTGTGGCGCGGCAACACCGCCCCGGATGAGTGGACCCTCGATGAGTGGCGACGCAAAGCGATCTGGTTCGGCTCGCGGAATGCTAGCACGATCGAAGTGCTTGACAAGCTGAGCGCGATCTGATTTAATTCGTCTTAACGCTGGTGCAATGCCAGCGTCAGGTGTTCATCGAAACACCACCGGGAAACCCCCGGCGCGTTCCACCGTTCCACAATGATGGAACAAATGATGGAACAGCATGAAACCCCAAACGACGCGGCCTCTGGAACAGTTGTTCCATTGTTCTACATGCGCGTACCCATGAGGCCCTGTCAACGAACTCTGCATATCGGTATATGTGAGATGGAACAATGGAACAAGCAATACTCGAGAGTAACAAAGCCCCGAAAGACGCGGGTTTCGAGACTGTCGAAGCGTTCCATCTTGTGTTCCATCATTATGGAACAATGGAACAAAGCACGACATTCTTCAGACGGCTGAATTCTCCACTCCACTCATTATTACGAACCCGATACTGCCTCGCGTATGCGCATAAAAGCTGGTTAGAGCAATCGATCCGGTGGCGGATGTGTGCAAATGCTCGGGACTACAAAACGCTTGCAGAGCTTCGCTCGTTGTGTTTTAATTCGCCGCATGGCCTTCTTTGATGATTTAACTACTCTCGACGCGATCGGTGCCGAAACACTCGCCGATTATGAACGTCGTGCCGCGATTCCTGTAGGTGCTCTACTCGATGCGATTCGACGCGACCGCGTTCGTTATCCGCCCAGTGGCTCCAGCATGAAATCGTTTTCCAATGTCTGCAATGATCCGACGCTCGAAGCGACTGGTGAATTGAAATCGATTGAGGAGACGAAAGCCTACAAAATGCTGGTGTTTCTCGCCGAGTACCGCGATGGTCCGAATGAATCGCCTTTTAGTCAGCGGCACGCGTACACGAAAGCGGGTATTCATCGCCAGACGCTCATCTCTTGGCGTGGAGACCATAGATTCTTCGACGCACTCGTCTCTTCGATTCAAGAGGAGATGGTGGATTCGATGCGTGCTGAGGCTTACCGCCGCTCGGTGGTTGGTGTCGAGGAGCCGGTGTTTTACCAAGGCGTGCGCACCGATAAAGTGGTGAAATACAGCGATGGACTGTTGCAGTTCACGCTCATGGGTTACGATGCGAAATTCCGTGCAAAAGACGTGAATATGAATGTCTCGGGCACACTAGATTCAACCATCAATATCGAAGGCCTCCGTGATCGTCTCGCCCAGCGTCTACAGCAAAAGTCAAAAGCGGAAGAATAAACAGCTTGCGAAAGACCCTGCGAACTTCCATGAGTTCGTGGCTGAATTGTCCGATCGCGAAGCACTCGAACTTTACTACGATTGGAAGACATTTGCACGCCCTAATCAGATTATTCCACCCGGTGATGATTGGACTGTGTGGATGATCCTCGCCGGACGTGGCTGGGGTAAAACGCGGTGTGGTGCTGAATTTGTGCGCTACCATGTCGAGAACGGTCTCGCCGGCCGCGTGGCGCTGATCGCTGAGGACGCAGGCGATGCACGCGACGTGATGATTGAGGGCGAAAGCGGGATTCTCGCTATTTCGCACCCTAGATGCAAGCCACTATTCGTACCATCGAAACGCCGCATTGAGTGGCCTAATGGTGCGATCGCCACGATCTACTCGGACAATGATCCCGAGACATTGCGTGGTCCACAGCACGACCTAGCATGGGTGGACGAACTCGCGAAATTCCGAAATCAAGAGGATATGTGGTCCAACCTGATGTTCGGCTTGCGTCTTGGTCAAAAGCCCCGCGTTTGCGTCACTACCACACCGAAACCCGTGCCGATCGTGCGCCGATTGATGGAGGACACGCGCACCGTGCTGACTACAGGCACGACACACGAGAATTTCAATAACCTTGCACCCACATTCCGCGACGAGATCATTTCGCAGTACGAGGGTACGCGCATTGGGCGGCAGGAACTGTACGCCGAGGTCATCGATCCGGAAGACTACGGCATCGTGAAACGCGAGTGGTTCAAGCTGTGGGACGCCGATCGTCCATTGCCCGAATTTATGTACGTGCTTCAATCTTACGATTGCGCGTACACTGAGAAAACGATCAACGATCCCACTGCGTGCAGTGTATGGGGCATCTTTCGGCCCAATGAGGATAAACCCCTGTGCGCCATGCTCATCGATTGCTGGGAGGATTTCCTCTCGTATCCCGATCTTAAACCCAAGATTATGGAGGAGTACGAGTCGCTCTACGGCGAGCCGGGCAAAAAGGTAGACCTCGTGCTGGTGGAGGATAAAGCCTCGGGCATCAGCATTTTGCAGGATCTCCAGCGTGCCGGCATTCCTTGCAGAGCGTACAACCCGGGCCGGGCAGATAAGGTCCAGCGTTTGCATCTAGTTGCCAATATCATTGCGCACGGCCGGTGCTACATCCCCGAATCCACAGTGCACAAAGGTCAGCCGCGCGATTGGGCAGAACCGCTGGTGAGCCAGATCTGCTCATTCCCCGAAGCCGAGCGGGACGACCTGACCGACACCGTATCGCAGGCGTTGCGCCTATTGCGCGATATGAGCTTCTTGCAGATCGACCCCGTCGCACCCGACACCGAATACGTGGACTACGAGTACCGCGAACAGCGAGCGAATCCTTATGCCCAGTAAAATGCCACCCGGCTTTCTCGAACTACGCAACGAAATGGCATTGCGCGCGATGATTCGCGATCGCTACACGAAAGAAGCTAATCGACTGCCGTACAGCGAAGTAAAACCCATGCCACCGATTGCACCCGAGGATTTGGAGCGTATGCGCCAAGAGGTACAGTACGACAACCTCGGCCGCGTGGTGATGCCAACGCCGAAGCCACCCGAGATCCGGATGGAAAAGGGCGGATCATTGCGCAGTCGATTACTCAATTACGCGATCCCCACCGCACTCACTGCTGGGAGTGACGATCCGATCGACTATGCAACGCTATTCGGCTCAATGCGAGCCAATGTGCCGGCCGCACTGATGGCGTACCACGGTGCAGTGAACGAAAATGAGGATGCGGAACTCGCTAAACGCCACGGTCCTGCGGGTTTCTACACTCGGTCACCCGGTGAATCTTTCGGCACACCGCTTGAGCGACCACCGGTGGGCGGCAATGATCTGAGCCATGCGGTCAATATGCAAGAACGACGCGAAATGAACCCGCATTTATCCTCGATGTCACCCGCCGATCGTGCACGCGCGATTAAGAACTATGTGGATTATAAGCAGATCGAGGCGATGAGCAAGCCCCGGTACGCACCCGGTGGTAGTGTAAAGAAGCAAGGGGTAGAC